ACAACTTTTCTGACAGGTGTTTGACAAGCTGATTGGGTACCCACTCCTTGCAACCCATCTCGCCAAGGAGCCTCTTATCGTCAACCGACTTGTTGGTATTGGGCCTCTTCAGCTTGTCCGGGTTCAGGGAGTAGTTGGCCTTAAAAAGCGGGTAGTGCCACTGGACGACAAAGCTGTCAACCGGCGGGAAGTTACGCAGGGTGATCTCACAGGAGAAGCTGCGCTCGTCCTCCTCGTGGGCGGTAAGGACGACCAAGGTGTCAGGGTTGCGGGCGAAGACCCCGGAACCTGAGAAGCGGTCAATCGACTCCGACCCCGACTTGTTGCCCTTGCTGAAGTGGTGACTGAGGATGACAGACAGATTGTGCCTGACTGCCAGTGCCTCAAACTCGTTCATCAGGCTGGCCATGTCACCGGCGTTGTTCTCATCCCTTTCCCCCATCAGCATATAGTTTGGGTCCAGCACGATGGCCTGGTATCCCTTTCCCTCGATGTGCTTCTCGATGATGGGGCGAATAAGGCTAAGATCGGCGGCGTATCCGCGCAGCGTCCACACGTCAAAGTCCTTGACCCGCTCCTCCGTCAGCCCCTTGGCCTTGACAACATCGGCCAAGCGGTTCCTAAAACTCCATTCCTGAATCTCGAAATTGATGAACAATACCTTCGCCTTGTTGCATTTCTGTCCCCACCAATCGGAGCCTGAATAGATCGACAGGGCAAGGTCGATCAACGCCCAGCTCTTGAATGACTTGCTGCCACCGCCAAGGAGCAGCTTGCCGCCTCGGTGCAGGATGCCGTCTATCAAAACCTCCGGCTCATCCAGCCTTTCCGTCATCAGGTCGCAGTAAGATTTGATCGGCGGCCACTGGTCCACCGGCTGCTTCACCCCCAATCCCACGGCTGGCTCGATCATCTCCCCTCCTTGCAGAACCAGAGGAAGCTCTGGTATGCGGTGTCATTTCTTTTCGCCCCCGGAATCCTGACCGGCTGGCTTGGCTTGAAGGTTGCAGGATCGCAACCGAGTGGCACAAGGAAAGCTTTTAGTTGCTCCATCCATTCTTTCTTGGGCGGGTTCTCGAACCATCCGTGCAGGCTCTTCCCGCCCGTGTCGACCACGGCGTACATCTTCATCTTGAAAAGATCCCGCATGGCCTGGAACACCGCGCCCATCTGCGGCTTGGTCAGCGTGTCGGACTCCACCACCAGGTAGACCCTGGTGTCCACGTTCTCGTTGGCGCGGCTGACCGATCCCGGCACGAACACCGCGCCGGTCGTGTAGTTGCCCACCGGCGATGGCAAGCCCATCCACTCATCCGCCCTGCGAAAGTTCTGCGGGTGCCTTCCGCTGTCCTTGACATCCCCGATCCAGATCAGGTCGCTCGGTTGCCACAAGGTCAGGAAGCGGTGATAGTCCTGCGCCGGATCGTCCAGCTTGATCGGACTTTCCTCGAACATATCCGCCGGGTCCCAGTTGTAGTGGGTCAGGTAGCGGCTTTTATTGGACTCGGCAATCGTCTTGATCCTGTCAATTATCTCGCTCTCAGGATCTTTCTCGATGACCAGTTTTACAGGATTATCAGATTGCTGGATCGGCCTGCCGAGATTGTCATGCAAGATGGCGCGGCGCAACCTGCGGTTGGCTTCGTCCCGGTACGCCATGCAGGAAGTGTGCCAGCAGAAGATCGTGGGCACGCCGTCCACGAACACCGTGGTGTCGCGCAGTCTGGTATGGCTGGTGTGCGTAGCCTCCCCTGGGCAATGGCACAGCCCGTGGTTTTCGGACTGCCAATCCACCTGACCCACGATGGCTTCGGCTTTGCGCTGGTTTTCGGTCATATCAGAAAATCACGCCGGTGATACAAGCGGGGAACACACACTAGGAGGACACCCGGTCGCAGGATCTCCCTGCGCTCCACTCCGGCATTGAATTATCCCTCCAACTCCATCGCCTTCTTCGCCGCCTCGACGATATCCTGGGCGGTGATGTTGCGTAGGGCATTGCACCAGTACTGCGTACCCTTGGTCTTGTTGTTGGCGTCCTTACACTTGGCCTGCGGCAAGCCCGCATGAGGGCGGCACGGAGCGTGCGGGCAAGTGTCAGGCTTGAAGACCGGCACACTCTTGGGGTAATACTTGACCCTGTCGTCGGGATGGTAAGAGCCGAACAAGCTGACACAAGGCGTGTCCAAGCCCGCCGCAATGTGGTTCACACTGGAGTCGGGTGCCACGACAAACTCAGCCCCGTTGACCAGCGGGAACAGCGTGCGGATTCCCTTGGTCGCATTGAACAGGTCGATGACGCGAGGGTGATCGACCGAGAAGTTGTTGGAGTTGTCCAATCCCACGATGACTGCGGTCAGGTTCTTAAACTCCTCAAGCAACGCCAGGACCGCCTCCTGCCCTTGGCGTGGCGGGTAGGTTCGGGTCGGACCGGATGAGGAGACGTGGTAGACAAAGTAGTCACCCTTGATCGGCCACTTGCCCATGTCGGTGAGTTCCTTGTGGTCAGGCTCGACAACGTAGAGCTGCGGCTTGCAGTACTTGGCCATCGTTTTCTCATCCCATACCCCCATCCATTCGTAGATGCGCTGGTAGGCGTTGCCCGGTCCCGTCCCAAGCTTGGTGTCCCCGACCTGTCCTGAAAACAAATCATCCAGCGGGACGTGGGCGTCGTAGGAATCCCAGGCTTCCATCGTGGGCGGGAGTGGGAGCAGCTTGGCTCCGAGTCCTGCGTAGAGGGTAAGGTTCCGGGCCGGGGTATAGACATCGACCACGCCGCCAGATTCCTGCACCAGATAATGCACGATGCCCGTTGCGATGATACTATCACCGATGGCACCAGCACGATACACGGCGGTCGCCCCGCCCGTGGCTCGGCCTGCATAGTAAGGCTTGATCTTGTGCGGCACCGGTATGCCGTCCTCCCATATCCCGGTGGATAGCTCGTCTGGCAACATATAGGATGTGCGTGGCCAGAGGATCTGGTCGTCCACCTTGTGCGCGTTGCCGGTGTTGTTTGTCCATTGTTTCATTTGCGTCTTAGCTCCTTTATTGTCTCGACAAACATCGGCGTGCCTTCGCCAACATAAGCCCCGGACACGTTGTAACTGAAATATTCCTCGGCCTCAAATGTTTTCATGCCTTGCTTGCGTAAAATATCAATGGCCGCAGACCTGTCATAAACCGCAATGGGCGGTCCATCGAATATCCTGCCAATGCCAATAAGAGCCTTATCAAGGCCATCCGCAAGCAGGATGTCCTCGTCGTAATGCTCGGCCAGCAATTCCCTCAAATTCATTTCGCCCTCCAACCCTTATCCCTCGCATACTCAATCGTTGACCGGTTACACCCCCAGGCGCGGGCGATCTGGTGGGTGGTGTAGCCTTGGCTGTACTGGATCTTCCATAAAGCCCAGCGTTTTGCCACGACCTTCGGCTCCTTGTTCCCGCCGCTCCTTCTCTTGGAACCCTTTCTGATCGTCGGTCTTTTGATTGCCAATAGCGGCGGCACCACAATCTCCCGCTCGTCTCGGATTCCCGCCACCACTTTATCGGCCATGCCGCGATTCTTTCTGGTGCGCTCGATACGCCCAAGCGTGATCTCATGGCGCATGGCCTGGATGCTTTGGACTGCGGCGACAAGCCTCGCCTCCAAGACCCTGATGTTGTTCTCGGTTGAGTTGATCCTGTCAGTCAGTACCTGAGTTGCTTCCTGATGTGTGTTCATTCTTGATCTCCTTTGTTATCAGAGCCGCCGCGTCAATGCCAGCAATAATTTCCCTGACCTTGTGCGCCTCGGCATGGTTTATCGAATCCCGATGGCTGGCCAGCCTCCGGCGCACCCGCGCCAGAATGTCGGCCAGCCACTCGATCCGCTCCATCATTTCGACCGCATACGGAACTTGCGACCACCCTTGGGCGGCACCCCGGCTGCCCGAAGCGCGATGGCCAGGATCTGCTTCTGCGAGCGTGGCGTTCCGCCAGCCCCGCGAGCCTTGCCCTTGCGCTTGTTGTCAGCGCGTAGTTCACGAATGTTCTTTCCGATGTCTTTACCTAGTGGCATATTAACCTCCTTGTTGGTTGTTTCCAGAAAGATGATATATGAATGAAATCTTTCCCTTAGTCGAAACATATTTTGCATCACCGGACTCAAGGGCAGCGCGCAATCTTTTTGCAAATGGCTTTATTTGTCCATTGTATTTTGCCCTTATTGACTTGTCGTGATATCTTTTGCCGTTCCACATAATTACATTTGCACCCCTTGATTCACCAAGGCATTTGAAGTTTGACGCCCTGTATATGGTTCCGTTGTGGCCATACTCCATATCCGAATATGAAACAACAACCCCGTCCTTACGCCAATCTCTTTTCAGCATTTTCAATGTTTTTGACACAAAAAAAGACTCTATGTTTTTGGGCGTATTGTCAATGCAGCACAGCCTTCGCAACTCAATAACATTGTCTGGACTATCGGAAAATCTTTTCCACTGCCCCGCCATTGCCATCATTCCATAAAAAAGCGCTCCAACCATTACGTTGCTTGGTGATGATATTTGGTAGCAATAATCAGTTTTGCATCCATTGATTGACTTTGAATAATGCCACTTCTCTATGAATGATTTTATGTCGTTTCTTCCGCACCTGTAAACCCTGTATCCAGAAAGAGATTGGAGCGCAGAGGTCGGAATCGCACCGCCGTCTTCCCCTTGGAATAGGGGCAGTTCTGCTACTGAACTATCTGCGCGTAAAGTCATTTGGTTTTAATAAATCTACCGGCCAAGAGATCCAACTCCCAACCGTGTCCGTGAAATTTGTCGTACAGCATCTGGTTCATAATCCAGTAGAGAGGCGAGCAGTGCTTGTCCATCAGCGCCCCCGGCTGGCAGTTGTCCATCTCTAGGAACTCCGCCAGTGCAGCAACCTCCAGCCTTGCAATCTGCGAGTAAGTCATGCTGTTTCCTCCCCGACCACGCCGTCGAATGGTTGTTCCTCGGCGTGGAATACTTTGGTTTGTACCTTGAGCCATGTGGGTTTGGCAACAGGATTCTTGCCGGTGAATGAGGATTCTGTGAACAAGATGTTGTTGCCGGGAACGCAGGCAATCCTTCCATTGGCAAGTTCAATAAAGTGGTGCGACTTGGTCTGGCTAGGCTCCAGGCTGTACCCATCCCCATACGGCTCGGCGGTGAACATATACGACCCCCGCATCCAAGTCTGCCTGCCCGCCAGCCATACCTGACAATCCAGTTCCCGCAGGTAATCGTACTCGATGGTGGTGAAGTTCCAGCCGAAGCAATCCCACCTCTGTGCGTCACCCAGGGTCCAGTCCGTACCAACCCCATTGGTAAACGCCAATGCGTGCAGCGGCAACCCCCGATACAGCGCCCCGCACTTGAGCATCAGCGTGCATCCCCAGGCCCGGTGCGGCACAGAGTATAGCCCAAACCACACGGCCTCTTCCCAGCCATGCTCCTTGCCCTGCGAGCAGAACTCCCGATCCACCATGACGTACTGGTGGCGCGGAAGGTTGGCGGCAAAGGTCATTGTCTTTTTAACTTTGAGTATCTTTTGTAATTGATGAGTTCAAGAGCTATTGGGTCTTTGAATATATCTCTTTCTACCCCAGAATATTTATCTTCCCATAACTTGCCCATATAGATTTTGCATATTTTGTCCATTGTGTCCTCAAGATCCTGTATCACTGAATACAATATTTTTTTATCACCATCATAAACACGAACAGTTCTCTCAAGATCGTCAAGCCTTTCCTGCATTAAATCTAGTTTCTTTATGTATGAATTTCTTATTCTTGATATTTCATTCGGTCTCAGCCTAAACCATTCTGTCCATCCATTCCCTATAAAGCTCTTGGGGTTTGGATGCGTAACCCTTCTGCATGAAAACATTTCGTGAAGCTGCCTCTCCCTGTCCCTGCCCCCAGGCATAATAAGAATCGTTTCAAGATTGTCTTTTCCAATCTGAAATGATCTTATTCTTTCAATTGGATTGCATGAGTATCCTATTTTGCACAGATCAAATTCCTTATCCTTGATTATATATATCATTATATTTTCCTTATTTGTCCAGCCACATTGCAATAAGCATTGCGCCCATTGCAAGCAGGATCAGGTCAATGGGATTTATTTCCACGCTTTTTGCGCCCCGGCTTGATCTGAAGGCTGCACTCCTTGTTGCCCTTGACCCATGCCTCCAGCGCCTTGCGGAAGGCGTAGCAGGCAAGCTCCTCCCGCTCGTATTTAATCATGTTGAATCCGTGGTAAGCCAGCGTGTCGATGGTCTGGTCGTCCATGTCCAGGTCAAGCTCGACCATCTGGACCTTGCGCTCGGACTTGATCTTTATTTGTCCCAGTTTTTCCATTGCGATTTCTCCTCTCTGGATCTGTCGATCATCCATGCGATGAAGCTACCGGCGAAGGTTATCAGAAGCAGCCCCGCCCCGATGAGCAGGCCGAACAGCACCATGTGTGCGCTGACCTCGGCAAAGAACCTGAAGTATTCAGTCATCATATTTCCTACTCTTTAGCATCCGGTTCAGGTCGGTCTGGTCGATGTTGGCACCGCCCATCCTGCACCAGAAGAGTACGGTTCCGTTCTTGAAATCGTCAATCAGATTGTGGATGTTCTCCTCCTCGCGGTAGCAACAGCAGTCGGTCAGGCGCGGGCGGTCCCCCGCCGGGGTCAGTTCGTCCCCGACCAAAACCTTGCGGCGCTGGAGCAGGCGCAGGTCGTAGATCGCCCGGATGGCGATCTCGCTGGCGAGGAGCTGCATCCTCTCTTCCTGGCTCAGGCGGTTCGCTTCTGCTTTAACCATTTCTTTTTCCTGCCGGAATGATTGTCCGCCCAAGCCGCATAGGCGTTCCACAGCCTTGCGGCATCCAGAGCGTTCTGCTTGTCGTCAAACACATCGTCGACAGGTGGCAGGCCGTTGGGCGGCTCGGCTCCCCATAGGCGAGGACCAACCGGGTTCTCCATCGACTCTGTCACCACCCGCCACTTGTCCCCATGCGGGATGACCTTGACCGGGGTCATCGGATCTCTTCCTGTAACTTCTTCTCGTCCTTCTCGATCTGGTCAGCCAGCTTGTCCAGATCCGCGCTCTGGCCAGCGTAGTGGATCACGTAGGCGTCGATGTATCGGTTCAGCCCGAAGTGTTGTTCCACGCTCGTCATGCAGTTGAACATCGGGTCAAGCTCCTGAAGGTCGAGGTCGCACAGGTGCGCCATCACGTTGAGCCAGGTCTGCTCGGCAAAGTAGTTTGGGAACAGCCCCAAGGGCGGCTGCGAGAACAGCCCCGCAACCTTGTTTGTTACCACGAAGACGCCGGTGTTGACATAAAAGCGCGGCTCGATCTTGAATCCGTAGGTCTTGGCCAAGCTCACCATCGCTGGCTTCCTGTCCAGGTAGGCGCCCTCGTCAAAAGCGCAGAACTTATCCACGTCCTTGGATATGTCCGGGCAGTCCAGCGCGATCAAGACATCGCAGTCAAAGAACGTGACCTTCTCGTAACCCCGCGCCGCCATCAGGTTTCCGATCACCAGCTTGCTGTATTGCACCGGCTCGGCCAACGGCTTCTCAATCGAGATAAAGTCCTGCTGGGTGCGCTTGCAGTATTCCTCCATGCGGGGTCGGGTCAGCGGCAGGATCTTGTTGATCCATCCGTCCCCGAAGGCTTGGGTCACGACGCAGGATTTCATTTCCAGATCACACCCTTATCGTCCAAGTCGCTGCTGAGAAGCATCAATTTATTGTAGAGTGAATAACCATAGCCCAACCTGAGAATGGTTTCGGAGATGGCGTGACCAAGCCAGTAGCAGATCCAAGCCAGCGCCAGCTTCACGCTGCCTCGCAAAGTTGTTCGTCGGCTTCCTCCATGAGCAGTTGCTCGGCAAACTCAAGCAGCTCCTTCTCAGGGTTCTCGATGTCCTTGTCCCCGTGGGCGACCTGTAACCTGGAGATCGACATATCGTAAGGCACATCGGCATAGACGTGTTCGCGGTAGCCCTGCGGCCCGATGTCAACCCGATGCGTTTTGTAATCGCAGTCGCCCCATGCCGTGACCTCGCGGCCTCCCCAAATGAATGTCACTTTGATGTCCTCTATTTTCTTCATAGTCGTGGTACTTCCTTTTTGATTTGCGCCCAGGCAAACAATGCGCGGACCAAGGCTCTTTCGAGATGATCCGCTGCCGTCTCCCCGTTGTTGTCCGGGCAAGGCGTTGACTTCTGCAACTGCAACATTGCCGTAGACAGGTGGCGCATGGCACGACCTATATGATAATCGTGGACCGGTTTGTCAACATTAAACCATTCACCGTAGGCGGATTTGTCGGAGCCTTTGCCCATAACGCGCCACACTATATCGGCTGCGGCTTCCCCAAGTTCGCCTATGGTGGGTGGCGTCATAGCTTCATCCCCGGAGGCACATACTTCTTGCTCCACGCCCATACCTTGAGCATTGCCAAAAATGCAATCCCAGCCTCCCTAAGCTCATCCTCATCCCATTGGCGGGTAATCAATGTTTCTGGATCATTGGCGGCCAGCACAACAGATACGCAGGCAGCTTTGGGGTTTTCGCTTGCCGTCCTATATGCCCACAATTGTGGACAGTCAGAAGTTTCAAAAAACGGAGAATACTTCGGGTTTACCTTGCGGTTTTTAAGGTCAATGATCGCATCCCCGATCCGCTTCAGTCGGACGTAGGCGTCGCATCGCCCAGCGTAACCAGCACCGACCAAGGCCCGCTCGCACCAATAGGTTTTCTCGACGTTATCTTCCGCCCATTCCTTGAAGGTTTTGATGTAGGGCTGAAGCTCCGGCTCCTTGGAGAAAGCACGTCCCAGCAGGATATGTTCCATCTGCTCGTGCATCCTGGTGCCATGCTCTGCCGCTTTTGTGGTTGATTGCTTCGAGTCCTTGACGACCCGCTTTGCGTATTCTTCAAGCGTTTCATTTTCCTCCTTCGGAAGAGTGAGCGAAGACATGATGGCCTGCTCGATCTTCCATGCGGTTAGTTGCGGCTTGTCCATGATGCCCAGGACGCTTGTGACCGACGGAAGCAGCCCCATCTTGCGGGCATCGGCGACCGTGGTGTTGCGCTCGTTGCCGTTCTTCCCGATGACAACGTGGGCGGACTCGCCATTTTCTGTGTACCAATGGCCGCTAGACTCGGTTTGAACGAGTTTAGCGGTCGATGGCTCTTTCTGCGTGAGAGTAAGAGCCACCGGATTAGAACGGGATTTGGTTCCCGTCCGCGTCGGTGTTGTCGGCAGCCTTGCCCTGCGGTGCCGAAGACGCACCGGACAACTCCTTGCTCGCACGGATCTTCTCCTGTAGCCACTCAGGCAGTTCGGCAAACTGGCCGCCCTCGCCCTGCTCGATCTCGTAGAACACCTGATCGTT